TTCCACCTGTAACACCAGTATAAGATATTTCTTCATTACCCACCTGAATAAAATTAGTTCCAGAACTTGGAAATTGTGTAGCGTCAGCTAAAACAATTGAAGTTCCTGATCCACCTGTTCCAAACGCATCGTCGCCTAAAGCTCCATTTAAAGTTGTAGTGACTGGGTTAGACGCTTCTCCACCCCAAGATCCAAGACCCCAACCAAATCCTCTTTCTTGAACAGCAGATCCAACAGGAAAATAATGTCTTACTCTAATCCCTCCTGATGTTGTTGCACCAGATCCAGTTTCATTTGATGGCATCGTTATTGTAATTGTTTCTGTTGTAGGAACAGTTGTAACCATAAATTTTTTGTCATTAAAATCAGACGCACTAAAATTAGATCCTGTGATTGCAGTAAAATTATCTAGCAAAATGATATCTTGTGGATTAATACCGTGACCTGTTGGGAAAGTTATTGTAACAGTCGGTGATCCGTTGACCGTGCTGAACGCACTAGTAAGCGTTGTTGTGGTTTTAATAGGATGTATGTCATAAAATACACCTCCAGAGAAAGCATATAATATTCTGTTTGTTCCAATGATAGCATATCTTCTACCTAGACTATTGACAAAATGATGAAGACCACGTCCTGCTCCCGTTAATTCGTTCTCATTAACAGTTCCTAATTGGTTCCAACCACCTATTTTTTCTGGTGTGCCGTATCTAAATCTAACATTATCACAATCTACCCACTGACCTTCTGCTCCTGTAGGTGTGATCTGTTTATTGATACCTGGCTGAAAACCTATTTTTTGTAGCATAATGTGTCACTATATAAGGTTTTTGTTTTTTTGGTAGTATTATATTACTCAGCAATCCAAGCTGTGCCGTTCCAATTATAGACTGTTTTTGCAGGATAACCACCCGCTGCATCATCGTTTGTTTTTCTTGCTTCCCAGCCTGTGTTATTATCAGCTTGATATTTTGTTTCATTCCAAACAATCGAATATTGCCAAACACTAGGATCAACACCATCGTCTATAATCGTTGGATAAGTTATTGGCGCTTGCCAATCACCATCTGCATCTAATGTCCACGATGCATGAGGTTGAGGTTCAATAAATTTATCTTTTTCAACATCGTAAATATAACCTGGTCCAGCATATTGTTTTCTAAAATTATGATTATAAGAGGTCTGTTTCCAAGTCCCACCTTTAAAAAATTTTTGACACCATGTTTCTCCATCAACATGCATATCATTTTCTCCTAATGGTCCTGCTGCAGTTGAAACATCATTACCTACAACTACAACTCTTTTTACAATGTTATTTTCATCTAATTCTGCAAAGTGTGCCATTTTAAAATCTCCAGTTAAACAGCTATACGTATATATTACTTTTTATTTTTAGTCAACTTCATGCCTTTAAACCAAGAGGGTAAACCTAATAAAGGTCTTTTATCTAGATAATTTTCTTTAGCTTGTTTAGAATTAGCTTTGTTATAATGTAAAAACACCTGTCCACANTGTTTNCCTTTAAACTCTTCTCTCCAATGTTCAAGATCACAACCNGAGTATATNAACATATCGCCTGGTTTAAGATCTACTTTAATACCAGCATGACCTTCTTTACCTGTGGGGTCAAGATATATTGGCCAATCATCACCACCAAGATTTAATGTAGTAGATATCTCACAAGAATACCTATCTTTGTGTCTGTGTAATACATCTCCATTTTTATATATTCTTGCATAAGAATATGTGGGACTTAATTTAAGTCCTGTATGTTTTTCCATTACAGGTTTTACCTCTTGTAGTAGTGTTTCCATCGCAATGTCCGCATAATGAGAATATGTATTTGGAACTTGGTTATCATTCCATACACCAAAGTATTCTGTAAAAGGTGATATGTATTTTTGATCAAATAAAAAACCAGCAACTTTTCTTTTATTTAAAAAATATTTATATATAAATTCTGCTAACTCAGATGAAATAGCTTTTTTTAACACTGTATATTTATTTTTTTTAAACGACATTTAATACTCCTTTAGGTATNGCTTGACANTTAAAATGTATAAATCGAAACGGTTCATATCCTACATCAACTATATATTGATGAGGTAGGTATGATGGAAAAAATATCATAGTGCCTGGTTTAATTTTATAAACAATTTGTGAGGTTGCAAATGTAACATTTTTTTTATCTTTTTCTGGTAAAAGATTCATAAGATTACCTGGTCTTGGGTCTTCAAAAACAGGTAAAGAAGTTCTCTCACTGCATTTTAAAAAATAAAAACCAGACATGTGTCCATTCCAATGAGTATGTAAAGAATGATAGCCACCTCCTTTTTTAGCAAACTCTTGCACCCATAATTCTGTAATAAAAACTTTATAATTTGTTAAATCAAAACCCATCTCACCTAAAAGATTATGTGAAGTAGCACCAACATAGTTTTGTAATTGTAAAAAATTAGGATCGTTAATTAAACTTTTTGAGTGAAAGACATTACCAGCATCTCCTTTATTACCAAATTTTTTATTTCTTTCATTAATCTGAGGTTTTAAAATTTTTTTTGATTCTTCAATGTAAGAATCAGAAGCTTTATTTAATGAATCTACAAAACAAGGTTCTTCAGCAGACCAAATAGGTGTTGCAAAGTATTGTTCTAATTTAAGTTTTTTAGGATAGCTTTTAACTTTTTGTTTTTTCTTTTTCATAATTTATTAAAAATAATTAAAATTAACTGTTACTCTTCTTTTATTATTGTCACATAGACTACTTGCATGAGGNACACTCGGATCAAATAACACTGCTCTGTTTGCTTTTGCCTCAACTGTTTTACCTTTAAAATAAGTAGGACCATTATTATTATTTATATAAAACAAACATCCTTTGTGTTTAAACGGATAGTCACTGTGATATTCGTTTTTTTCTCTTTTATGCACTGGACAATAGTTATTTGCTTTTATTCTTATAATACTCTTACACTCTAGTTTATTAATCACTGGGAGCCACATGTTAAACCAATCACTAACAACACCAGGTTCTCTATAAAAAGTATGTGTAAAATAAAATTTATTGTCAGGATCTCTTGTCATAAAATCATTATAATACCAAGGNAAATTACTTCCTAAGATAATATTTTTAATATTATTAAATTTTTCTTTTTCTAAAAAATTATCTATTACTTGAATGGCCATCCTAAACTCCATATAACTAAACTGTTTCTTTCTCCACTTTTAACAGGACAAACTCTATGCCATACAAAAGAAGGAAATACAACTAAAGAACCTTTAGGTAATATTTCTTTACATTTAACAATTTGTTTCTTTTTATGTGGATCTTTATTTCTAAAATCAAATTCTAATTCTCCACCCTTATATTCTTTTGAATCAGATAAGCTAACTGTAACAGATAATTTTCTTACTTTATTATTTTTTGGATTTTGTGGATCATCGGGATATAGATATGGTTCATCCCAACTATCACAATGCCAGTCATAATATTGACCTTTTTCATATTTTGTAAATTGACATGTTTCAGACCAGTCCCATTGAAAATTCCAACCTGCATTTCTATTTGCTTGATTAATGTAGGGTTGAATTTCTTTATAAATCCATTGGTCTTCCATCCAAACTATATTTGAATTTCTTTTCTTTTTTAAATCTTTAATTTGTTTTTTATTTAATTTTTTAGGGTCGTCACCTAACCCACCTGTTAAAGCCGTTTGATCTTTTAATTGATGTCCATATTTTACAATATCATCACAAATACGTGAAGGTATGGCTGATTGAAAATACCAATAATGATTTCTTAAGTTCATATATCTTTATATAAAAGATATAACATTTAACAAAAAATTGTCAATGTCGAGTTAGATTTCTAAAGTTCCACTTACTGTGAATGTTGCTATTTTTGTACTACCTGGTGCACATGCTATGGTGTTCGTACAAGGTGCGATTGTAGCACAAATAGAATTTGGATATCTTAAAAGAACTACACCAGATCCACCAGATCCAACTTTAGGAGCACTTGTAGGTGCAGATTCACCGTTTCCTCCACCGCCACCACCTCGGTTTGTGGTTCCATTATTAGGTCCGCTTGCATTACCTGGTCCAGTTCCTGGAACTCCAGCTCCACCAGTTCCGCAAGGGCTACCTCCCCCTGCTGATCCAGGATTGTAAGCTCCACCTCCTCCACCTCCAGCGTAAGCTAAAGATGAACCTGAAATTGAATTCGATATACCGGCTCCGCCTGCTGCACCAGCACTACCCGGTCCTCCTGTAGAAGATGATCCGACCGCTCCTCGGCCTCCGCCGCCCGACGCTGCAAAACCTCCAGCACCTCCGCCACCATTATTTCCTTGTGGTCCTCCAGCACACGCTGCTATTGGAGGAGTATTTCCAGAACCTCCGGTTCCTTGGTGTGTTCCACCTGATCCAGATCCTCCTGGAGAGGTAGGAGAAGGTCCAGGTCCATGTCCTCCTCTAGTCGCTGTTTTAGAAAGTGGTGCAAGTGCGCCCGCTTGTGTAACAATTGTTGTGTCAGTTCCTAATCCGGCTGTGCCACCAGCTCCAATTGTAATGTCATAAACTCCTGAATCTAAGGCTAGTCCTGCTGCACAAGAATTACAATATGAAAATAATAACCCTCCAGCGCCGCCTCCGCCGCCGATTCCTCCTCTTCCTGATCCCCCTCCAGCAACCATTAAATAGTCTGCTGTAAATGGGTTAGGTGCTAAGCCACCACCACCGGATCCAAATCCTAAGATTTGAAAACCAAAATTTTTTCCTCTTGATTTATTTGTTTTTGAACTTTTGCCTCCACTGCCACCTTGGAGAACATTTATTTTATGGTCTCTCATATTCTATTCCTTATGCGTCGTTAGCAGCGTCTGTAGTAAAGAATAATTTAATTCCAAGTAATCTTGCATCAGCATTTAGGGAGTCATCTGACACATCTCTAGTTATTTGAAAGAAAACATACTCATCTGTACTAGGTGAACCAGCTATCGTAACTGCTCCACTTTCTGCTGTAATATCTAAATCATTTGATGTACCGCTGTGTGCTTTTGCTGTAGGTGCAACTGCTGTTCCAAAAGCAGTATTTAAATCACCACTATCTGCTAAAGCAACACCCGCTAAATCCCAAGACACAGTTCCTGTGTCTGTTGAAGTAGCTGTAAAAAATGCTTGAAAAGTTACTGTGCCTTCGTTCCAAGATTTAGGAAAAGCAACTGCAAATTGAGCACTTTCATCAGTGTCTTTGTCAAAATCTAAAACTTTTAATTCTGGTCCGTTTCCTAATTCTACTTGCGCAGCCTCTGCACCATTTGTAGTATTACCATACATTGCAACTGCTGGAATCCATATAGTTTCTTTTCCTGCAACTTTTACTGCAGATCCACCAGCTTGAACAACACCGTTTCCATTTGGTGCAAGATTAATATTTCCATCTGCTCCATCTGTTATTGTAATTGTTCCTGAGTTAGTTCCTGAGTTTGTATCTAATATTAAATCATGTGCCCCACTAGTAGTAAGGGTAGCGTTTGCTGCTCCTGTTCCAATTCTAGTTTCTCCAGAACCTTTTGGTTTAATGTGGATATCAACATTAGTTTCTCCACTAGCACCTAAGATTGGTGGATTACCAGTTGCAGCATTAGTTACTTCTAATTCATTAACTGCTGAGGCTGTTGTTTGAAATATAATTTGTTCTGCTCCATTTGCATCCGCAATAAAACCTGCATCTGCAATTTTAGGAGCTGTTAAAGTTTTGTTTGTTAAAGTCTGTGTTCCAGTAAGTGTTACATCACCTGAACCAAAACCCATATCTATAATATCTGGATTTACACCATCGTTTGCAGAAGCAAATACAATTTTAGTTGTTGCAGGTGCTACCGCTACACTGTCACCTGATCCTGAAACATATTTAAATGTTACGTTTTGTGATCCACTTGT